GTACTGATGGAGATAAATCTTTTTCCATATCCCTGTTTCTTTTGTCCATCCTTTGAAATAGTTCCGATCACTTGGTCTGTCTGCATTAGGGTATCTGTGAAATTTATACCCATCAATAATAATAGTTTCTCTATCCATGTCTTTTTTATTGCAAAGATACTAATAATATTCTTTGCCGTCAGACTTGATACCATAATAAATTGACCACTTGCATAAATTTTATGATCCGGGGTGCAACTTAAGTTACGATCACCTACGCTATACTTTTTTACTTCCTTATTATAAAATTTTCGTTTATCTATTACTTTTTTAAATCCCTTTCTTGTCAATACATTATCCCCGACTTTAATCTTACTTATAGCCTTATTGCCCTTATCTGTAATAATTATTGTTTCGCCCACAAAACAAGTATCTGACAAATGGCCGTACTTCTGATACCTGTCACCTGTTTCTTTGTCTGTAACAATGTGTTTATCTTTTGCTCCGTTTATGTCCTGTTTGACGTACATCATATCAGCGACCATCAATTTGCAACTCTCGTCAATCAGTATTCTTATCGGTAATTTCTCTTCAAAGATACGGTTTATAAAGTCACGGCGTTTAGTAATCGACGGGTTCTGTCGCATCATCCTCGCTGATCCGTTTGTCAGAAACCTCCTTAATTTGTATTCAATGATCTCGTAATGATGCTTGAACTCTTTGTTCATTGTTGACCGTGCCCTGCCCGATGCATCACCGTAATAGTAAATAGCAGATTTATGAGCATTATATCGCATCAGTATTTCTTCACAGACCTCTTCAGTTGAGTTACGAGGGTTTTCAAGTGCGATCTCGTCAATGCAATAGGACCACCAAATATCATCCTTGCGCTCAAACTGCCAAATAGAACATGAATTGTAAGGAACGGAGTTTTGGTCAAACGAGATATGCAACGGCTTTGTTTTGTCGTAGGTACACTTGCCGACGTGTTTAAGGCGGTCAAAGGATGAATAGAACTCTCCCCCGGTTTGAGTGAAAGGGTTCCCGAATACAAGGGCACGGCCACGTTCCTCTGAGTTGTTGTCTAATATGCTTTGTATATAATTCTCTCCGACATTTTTAACATTGTGATAAGTAGATGATATCACCGCAAACTTATCACCTACTCGTTTCTCAAAGAACGTTTCACGGGAATATATCTTTGAGTTTATTTCTTCGACGTAGTTTTCTAAATTGAACCACTTCGAAATCCACTCTGTTTTTGCCGGTGAAGTTGTGATAAAAAGAGGATTGTATTGTTGATCTGGTTTACCCGTATGAGATAATTGGCCATTCACAAGGTACATTCCTTTTTTTCGTAGCCGCCCCATAATAATCTCCTTCACGTCGGTCTCATCGGTATCTTTAGTCTCATCTAGGAACGCATAAGATATTTCCTTTCCTTCATGGTTTTTTGCGTTATCCATTGAGCCAATGAATATAATAGCTCCATTGATAAACGAAATAATGTTATGATAACTCTCAAAGTTATGACCATGCTTTTTAAAATGCTCTGGTGGTGTTTTGCCTATAACGTATTGACCCCACGGGGAAGAATCTTTGCTATATTCTATTATGCCTACGGACTTCCAATATTCTCTGATCCTGAAAAGAGTTGCTGTGTTTAGCTGATCATAAAAATTTGCCCCAACAAAACCCACCGCATCGGGAAACGTTCTGATAAGCTGATATAATTTAATACCGCTTAAATGTGACTTCCCCGATCCAAGCCCTGCCAAAAATAAGTTTATAGAAGCAGTACTTTTTAATATTGCTTTCTGTGGAGCGGAAACTTCTTGTTCAATTTGCATAGACCTCAATATATTTTCCCTCAACTAACTTCATACCTTTCTTCCAATTACGCTGAACTCCCTTCTTCCCCTTATTCCACGGCTTATGGCCGGTTTTTAATCCCTTGTTCCACGGAACATAGCCAACCTTCGCCACACTTAATTTAGACTTATGTTCTTCCGTTAATTTTCTTCCTTTTTGTGCCTCACTCATCTTCTTTCTGATCTCTAACGATGGTGATTTATGTTTTTTGCCTTTATGTATTCTACTTTGTTTTAATTTTGTTTCTTCGGATGGCCTAATCCCCATGTGAGACTTACTGATTTTTCTCTTAGTTTCTTCGGATAAACGCTTACCCAGATGTGATCTTCGACCCCTTTCTATTGATTCCGCACTCCGCTTGCGCCCCCTCCTTGAATTACTCATCTTTAATTTTGCTTCTTCTGAGTGTTTTCTGCCTCGTATTTTTGCAATTTGCTCCTCAGTCTTCTTTATCCCTAAATTGCTACTTGCGGTAGGGGAACAATTAAAATATGGCTTATAAGCGTCAATATAAAATTGCTCAATAGGGATTAGGTCGCCCCTGTCACACTCACAAATTATATTAAAGGTTAAATCAGATAATTCATATTTATTGAAGTGCCTTTGAAGTTTTGGAGAATGATGTTTGTTTGATTTCAAATCATTGATGTGAATATTCCACCTTTTTTCGATCATTATTGAATGACCGATATAACACCTCTCTGGTTTACGCTTTGACCTGATTATATATACTCCGCAGTGCATCACTTAATAACTATATCAGGCAGTTCAGGAAATTCCTTAATGCGAATATCAGTCTCATTCTTTTCTTTCTGTTCAAGGTATTGCTTCCCTAACCACACAAGCATTGTTTTGTCACCTTCCATTGCGACCTCATATTGCTTCTTTCGCAGTAATTCTTTGCCTTCTGCTTTCTTTTGTTCGGAAAAAGCCGAATAATCAATATTATTATCGGCCTTACAACGGTTATACAAAGTATCTACTGATATGCCAAACATACTCGCAATGCCAACGGCTGAACACTGTGCTTTGATGTGTTCAATAACCACTTCCCAATCTATTATCGCTTTCGGTCTACCTGCCATGTTGCAAAGTTACGCTTTTTTATCATACTATTGTGTCTTCTGAGAAATCGTAAGTAACAGAGCCGACATTGTGAACTATCCGGCACTTGTCGACGATCTTTATAATATCCTGTTGAACTTCTGAAAGTCTGAAGCGGCTGCACTGTCTTTTGATGTGATCCAGCACCGGTTCATCGCTCATCTCTTCGCAGTCGAGCAGAATATTTGCAATATGTATTAAGTCTTTTGATGTCATCTGTTTATGATTGTTGCACCTTCAACGTTTATGTTTTCAAGATCATAAGTATTGCTTCCGAGTAAAGTAGTAGGAAACGGAAAATCACTTACACGATATTCACGAAAGTAATCAAAGAAACGTCCGAGGTTCTTATCTTGTGCATCATGTATAATAATATAATCAGCACGGTATCGTAGTTGTTCTATTGCCCACATACGCTGATCCCATGTGCTGAGGTCAACTAATACTACCTTCCAATTATGGCCGTGTATTTTAAATAATTCTTCACTTAACAACGTAAAACGGTGATGCGGTGTTTCAAGATGTATCGGCCCAGTTGTCTGCTGAATAACTTCGTAAAGTATTGGCTGATGTGTTGCTTCGTCTTTCATTTTACGTTATGTGGATATTTTTGTAACCATTGTTTTAATGCTGGATGATCTATCTCGGCTTCTTCACGTGAGATAAATGATTTCTTTGCCCACGGCTCAGTACGATGAAAAATATCCTCACCACTTTCGAGGCACTTTAAAATATTCTCTTCATTGTTTACGTCTGGCGTGTTGACCTGTTGTTCAGAAAACGATCTAATCTTTAGCATGATCTTTTCAGCACCACCCAAAAACGAATAATGCCAGCCACCGTTATCTACTCCGTGCGGATCGCCTCCACGACGATTACGAACATCCTGCGGAGAAACAATGTATTTCTTCTTCCAACACATTGAACCGTACCACATCTGAACGGCTTGACAATTCACATAGTAATAAAATAGCTTCTGAAGCAGTCCGAATTGCTCATACTTTGCAATACCCTCTAAAAGTGCCTCTGGTCGTGCTATCTCGTCGATGTCACCGATAATGATATAATCCTCTGGTCCGGCTTCGTCAAGGCCGTAAGAGATAAGATTGCGTTGGTAGAACTCATTATCACGTGGATTGTCGTACGGTAGTTCCGGGACGTGAATATAAATTACCTTATCGGCATAAGGCTTAAATAACTCTCGGTTCTCAAGATAAAACAAAGGTTTCTCCTCTCTGATATGCGACTGCTCTGCTTCGACTACAACAAAGCGGTCAACCGTGTCATACAAAGTCATAAAACGCAATTCGACCAGTTCAACATCATTGAAAAGTGTGACACAATCGTAAATCATAAATCCGGAGTTATAAGATGAATGGCGCGATACGAGGTCTCTTGTTCTATTTCAAGCCAAAGAGCCTGATTACGTTCTACTAATTCTTGCGGATGAATACCCTGATTGTAATGCCATTGGTGAAACACCATAGGTCGATCAGGTATGTCAATTCTCAATCCGAGATTTCGCACTTGATGAACAAAAACATTGTCCTCATAAGCTATGCCATCTTTTAGTCTTTCATCGAACCCGTTTAACTTTCGGAGGTTTGCGGTTGTAATTGCTGTGCAAAAGTGTAAAGCATAAGGACGATAAACAGCGTGATTATACCAACCACTGTCACCGTTAAACTCCGCCTGCTTGTCTTTGATTACTTCATTACACGGTGTCTCGCCTTCGGCCAGAGAATAAGCTGGAAATGCAATATAGTTTTCATCCGTGAGGTTTTCACGCACATAACCTAATATGTCACCCCAATGATAACACTCGGCGTTCTGAATAACAATAATATCGGGATCACTTTTTAAAGCCTCATGGAAGCCAACGTTGTGAACCGTACAGGTGTTCTTCCATGTCTTATCTCTTAACTTGACTATCGTAACGTCAAAAGGCAACGGAGGCAAAACAATGTCATCCGGGCTGTCGTCATCGACAACAACAACATTAAACGTTTCGGGATCGTATCGATCAAAAGTCTTTAACGTTTCTAACAATAATGCGTGACGCTGATAAAATGTGATTACGATAGTCAGTTTTGCCATAACGAAGTTGAGAGTAATTTAATGTGAATATTAAACGAATAGTGTATCATGCGTTGCAGTTCCGATCCAAGATCAATACACTCCCATAAATGCAAGTCTTCATGTATGAGGTCAAAGTGGCAATCTTCTATGCTCTGAAGATAAAGGAACATCATCCATTGCCGCTTGGTGGTCTTCACCCCATTATTATTTACACAAATATAGTTTTTTTTTAATATAAAACATCCTGCGACGTGGTGAAAAGTTGCTGACCTTACGAAGTGAAAACATCACCAATTCATCTTCGGTTGTCTCGAAAAGCAGCCAATAACTATCGACAATTGTAATACGTCCATAAAGTGATAAAGGGTAATTGCGCCTTTCGCCAAAACCCTCTATACGGCCAAAAAGACCCTCAATGCGACGAGCTTCCTCAACGGTCATCGTATTATAAAGGAATTGTGAACGTATCTCCGGGCTTAACAAATACTGTATATCTCCCGCGACCTTCTCCTTCGCCAAGAAAAACATAACAGGCAGGCGTTGCCGTTACCATCGTGTAATTGCAGTATAGGTTTGTAGGCCTCAGTTCTTCGGGGATACCTCTCAGGGTTTGCGTCACGCCCAAACTATCGATATATTCAAACTCCACGTCATCCCACGGAAAGGTATTGTCAAACCACATTTCATTAAGTGCCAGAAGACGGTCAGCAGCATTGTAAAGAGAATTCACGTTCTCATATACTTGTGCAATTAGGCTACTGTCAACTTCGACAAGCTCTGGACCGATTGTATCCAACAGTTCCAGGGAGAATAGAACGTCGGTATAATTTTCAAATTTATCCCACGCTCGTATCAGTACAGTGTTAAACTTTTCGGTTAACCACGATCCTGGTGTAGGCATCTGCTCAATAGTGTCAATGGCACAATTATCTGTAAACCTCAATAGAGGGCGATAATCCGGAACTGCCGCCCCGCAAGTTTGATCTACAAAAAGGGACTGAGGTGGGACCTGTGACATCGTGCAGGTACAGCCCGTCACCACGGCAGCGAAAAGAATAAGCATTAATTTTTTCATCTCTTTTTTATTTACAAAGTTACATTTTATATTCATCTAATCGTTTACCTGACAGACAATACTTCCGTAGTTTTGCCCAAAGTTTTGCGGGTACTTTCGTGTACCTGTCCTCGTGCCTCAGATGACAGAAGTACGCCGGGCGTGTGCCGAATATCTTTGCTGCACCACGAACAGTTACCTCCTGCTGAAACATATCGCAGAGCATTCTCTCGGCAATGTCTTTGTGTGTTATCATGCAAACAGGGCAAGTCCGATAAGTATTCCCCCGATTATCACGGCTGCGGCAAGCAAGCCTCCGAATACACTTGGTTTTAGTTTCATTGTTTTTCTCCTTTCAATTCTTCAATTGCATCTTTTAGTATTTTTATTCTTCGCTCTATTTTGAACAGCCAAAACTCAATAGAAACTTGGTCTGTATCTTCGGCCCTTATCTCATCTCTTATAGAGTCAATGAATCGCTGTAGCTCTTGCCAAATAGTTTCCCTCATTTCTCTCCTCCTTTTAATAAATATAAAACATATTGGCATCTACCGCAAAGCCATGCCATCCATCTGTACTTATGCTCGTGGCGAACAAAGTCAGAACAAGTCCATACTACTTTAATTTTTCTCCTCATTCCTCTCATCCTTTAGTTTATAATTTAACCCCTTAATAGCCTGAAGCTCCACTTGCCTATTTGAAGCCTTTTTACTATCCCGTTTCTTTCACTGAACAGCAATGGGTGTTTTATGATATTCTTGGCAGCTATGCAATACTTGAATATTCTTATCCACCATTGCCCGTCTCCGAAATAAATGCCTATCGCTTTCATTCTCCTCCTCCCGTGTGGTTGTTCGGTTTTTCCGAACAGGTCATGCGGTTGCGAAACCACTTATCATAGGTCGTCAATACATCAAAAATGTCCATGAGTAATATGTTTTGTTTTAGCCCTATCTTATCCATTAGTTCTGCCTTTTTCTTAAATGCCTCTTCCTCTGTCGGCATCTCAAGCATTTTAGGCTTGGGCTCTTTTATGCGGTTGCGAAACCATGTGGTAAATTTTATAACGGATATTTTAAACTTTTTCTTTTCCTCGTCCGTATTGATTTTCGTCATGCAATATTCATCAAGAAGCCTACTTATAGCCTCTTCCTCTGTCGGCATCTCGGCTACCTTATTATCCGGGTTAGATGGATCGTGCAGCCAACATGGATGGCCTAATTCATTACAGGTTCTGCAATTCTTTTTTTCATCTAACTCAAGTTCTTTCTCGGCTACCTTCGAAAGTGCTGCGGTATATCCTCTCGCAAAGTCTATTTGACTTTCAGAAATATCTCTTTCAAATGCAGGATTATCTGCTTCCTCTTTATGTTTCAACTCGGCATATTCGATTGCTTTCTGATTGATTTCCTCAGGTGTCATTTGCTTATGTTTTGTTTCCAGTATTCAAAAATGCTTATGCTTCTCAATCCATTCTTGCGGAGTGACGTATCCCTTCATTTGGCAATACTCCATGTAATACTGCATATTAAGGTACATCTCTTTTGTTGCCTCGGCTACCTTGAGAGCGGCGTAGGATTCTTCGTCTTTGAGTAGTTTATCGATCCAGTGCATATATACCGCTTCGGATATTGCTTGGCATGAGCGTAAATTAAAGATCACCTCTCGTGCAAAATGATATTTACTTTCTTCCGTCTCCGCCTGTTTTCTTTCGTCTGTCATTCTTCTTCCCCCCCTTCCTGTAGTGCGAGTTTCTGCTTCTTGATGTACTGATGAATATCCCATGCATTAACCGGAGACACTTGCAGCGATCTCGCCCAATGTTTGGCAATCTCCTCGGTCACTGGGTTGATGGCATAAATAGCACCACTACCCAAAAAGCGAGTAAAGGGCGGCTGCTCGTCTGTCTCTGGAACGTCAACCCGTAGCATATTACTACCGGCTATGTTCTGTTCGGTACATTTACCTGCAATTTGATTGTGCCCAAAGAGCTCAATAATTGCCCATGCTTCAAATTTGTTTTCGTCTGTCATCTCTCTACTGTTTGGGGGTTATTTATTAATTCGGGGTTCTCGTAAATGTTACCCACAACTTTAATGATTGCCTTTTCGTTTAAATAATTGAATGGGCGAAATCCGTTATTTATCCACTCCACAATTATTGTTTCGGTAATAACATGGTTTTGTGGGTGACACTCATAATGGGTATATGCAACTATATCCTCCTCGTATATCTCCTTGCCGTTATCGTCAAGACGGCCGGTGAACTGCATGATCACAAACCTATCGTGATCTATGTCAGTAAATCCTATGATGGGCCTGTCCGCCTCGGTGAGTTCAAACACATGAGATATAAGCCTTAGCTCATACTCAATACCATCAAATATCATTTCACCCTTGAGTTTGTCCCATGCTCTGAACTTAATCTCCCTTTTCATCTTATTATGATTGTACGTTATATCTAAAACATTTACACACATCCCTTGGCGTTCCGGCATCATAAGGATTGACATCCATTGGGTTGCGCCTTGTAATAATAAACTTATGACATATGGGACAACGCTTATAGAGAGGTGCCGGTTTGTAAAATGACGGGGCTCTTTTCATCTCTCTTCTGCTTTAGTGATAGCCTTGCCGTAATAATCGCATCCCCTTGCCCGTTCCATTGCGGTTAACCCGTCGCCCGTTTTTCTGTGAGCAGGTAATTTCTTCCACATATTTTCACAAGCAATCATGTCTGATAAATCTGAGGGAAATGACTGATCTTCCAACTTCGTAACGCCGTAGGCTATTGATACAATGCAGTTACTTGATACACCCGTGTCCCTCTCTCCGTAAAATGATATTGAAGATGCCTTCTGTTGTCGTTTAGCAAGAAATTCAATGTCCTCCAACAATTCATCCCTCTGCTTCATGCTTTTAAGCAATGACTCCATTGTTGTCTTTAATTCTGATTTCAGGTTGTCCCGCTGCTTCAGTAGCTCGGAAGGCAATAGGCCACACTCTTGAGCAACGTTACCGGCATCCTGAATGAGCCGTGCGTTATGTTGACACTCCAATAACGAAACATCACTCATTAACATTTCGTATCCTGCATAATTTGGGTCATTAATACTTATGGCACAAACAACAGCTTCACCGTCTCCCGCAAATACGAAATGAGGTTTTTTGTCAAGGCAACACGCATACCATTCTCCCTTTGTTGTTCCAGGGTCTTTCATGTTCTTTGGTTATTGGTTATTATTCAGAAATTCATCGACAACATACTCAACCGAAAAATCCTCTTTAGTAGTTGCGAAGGGTTTATTTGAGCCATGAATTATTGCATAGGGAAATTTTTTGCCTGTTATGACATTACCAAACTTCATCAGTTCTCCCCGTATCACGTTGTGGAGGTCGGAGAGGAATTTTTCGTTAAGTCCATCGTGAAAGTCGTGACCGATCCACTTTTCTCCTAACTCCTCCTTCGTCATCTCCGGCTTTTGTTCTGTCTTCATTTTTTTAGCTTGTTAAATCTCACATTAAATATCTGCTCACAAGCCTTTACCAAATGTAGGGCCTTTTCGTCTTTCTGTAATGACCTCTCGCTTAAAATCCTGTCAGCGATGTAGAGCCTGTTCTCCTCAGTCTTCTTGCAGGTGCCGATGAAGTGGTAGAAATCACATAAATCACTATGCTCCTCACGGAAGCGGTGGCGGTCATTAATCTCAAGCTGCTGCATCACCATGATTACAAGAGCTACGATAAGCAATAAGATTACAAGTACTGTCTTCATAGGTTTAGTTTTTCGTTATAGCCCGTACATTTTTTGCCATTCCTTTGTGGTGGTAATATTAACTTCTTCACCTGATTTA